TTAAAAATTCATAATCAAAAGCTCACTTCTATCGCCTCTACTTTTTGCATTTAGACTATAATTTACTTTTAATTCTTTAAGGTTAAAGTCTTTATACAGATCGCGGACCACTTCACAGTCATTGTAGCTAAGCATAAATTTACCACTAATTTGCTTTAAAATCTTGGCTAAATTTTCATGCTCTCTCATCGCAAAGCCATTTACCATCTTGTAATAGTTTTCTGTGCCCACATAAGGCGGATCTACGTAAAAAAGAGTCTCACTGCTATCATACTCTTTAATAAGCTTTTCATAGCTTAAATTTTCTATTAAAGCTCTTTTAAGACGCTTTGAATGCAGATAAAAATCCCTATAAATACTCTTGCCACTTCTACTTTTACCCATCGCAAAATTATCTCCTTTCGCACCAAAGCTAGTAGTAAGAAGATAGAAGTAAAATGCAGCTTTTTGGATATCATTCTTTGGCCTCAGTCTGCCATTTTTGATATCATCAAATATCTCACGACTTCTAAATAGTGAGTTCATTTCAGCCTGCAAGCTTACTGGACGATTTCTGATTATCCTGTGTAGATTGATGAGATCTGAGTTGATGTCATTGACGACTTCAATCTTTGAAGGCTCTTTTTGGTAAAAGACTGAGAGTGCCCCTCCAAAAACTTCAACATATCTTGAATGTTCTGGCATAAGAGGTATAATCTCTTTAGCTAACAAGGCTTTTCCGCCAACCCAACCAAACGGAGCGCGTAAGCGTGTAGTTCTAGGGCGTAGCTCTGCGTAGCTGGACAACGGCGCTTTAAGCGTAGTTCTTTGCATGTTTTTTCCTTACAAAAAATAAAATTTTGCTACTTCTTTGCAAGGATTGATAAAATTACGTTGCTACTTTTTTGCGGTGGTGTAGCTATATTGCTACACCGCATTTGCTCTTTTCTTCCACCCTTTTAAATAAACTACGTTCGAAGGTTTTTTGTACGCTAAGCTTTCATAATATTCGATCTCTAGTTTATCGTACTGCAAGCTAAATTTATCTTCATCTATAGAGTTTAAAGCCCTTAAAGTCTGGATTCCAACAACGCCATCTAGCCCAGCTCCAACTATCTTTTGTGCTAACTTAACGGCTGTCTTTATGCCTGCGTTAACACCAAAACAAAATAGTTCGTCTGCTATTATCTGACTTTCTACAGCGTTTAGCCTCATTTTATTCCAAAATTCACGCTCATAAAAATCAAAAACCATCTCTTTTAGGGTTGTATTTGCATATAAAACCTCAGATGCATTTTTTATATCAATATTGGCAGATAGGACGTTTTTTACGATATTCCAGCCACTCCAACTAGGGTGTGCACCTTGATAGATACCCATAAAAGTAAGCCCTTGTTCTGTTTTATTTTTATGCAAGACATCACTACTAGAGCCAAACTCAAGTCTCATTAAAACGCCCATACTTTTTTTAAAGTTCGCCATTATTTTCACCTCTTTTGCCTTTATCTACAAGCGATATAAGGCGTTTTTCGTAAACAAGCAAAGCATTTGTTCCAGCCCACCCGCTCACCCCAGCAGTAGCTATAGAAATGCCAAGTTTTTCGAAAAAAAATAAGCCACTTCAAAGCCTATATATCCAGCAAACATAGCGCTAAAACAACCAAAAAGCAGCCCAAATATTTTACATTTTAGGCTGCTTTTGCATTTTTTTAGCTCTTCTTTTTGTACCATGCCAAGAATACCACCTATAAGCCCAATAAAAATCACGTATTTATAGACTCCAGCACTATCCATCATCTTTTCAAGCCAATTCAAATTTACTCCTTTTAATCAAATCCCAGCCAAATATGCGAAATACGGTAACAAAAATACCCCAAATCTAACTATGCCTTTTTTAAGCATCAGTCTGATAAAAAGAGGTAATTTAACTATAATATGGTATTTTTTTAACTTCACCATTTATTTTTACCTCCAAAAATCCAGCTATTTGCCCCAGCTCACCACTAGCTTGCAAACCACCACTTAGCTCCACATTTGCCACCTTTAGCTTTTTTGCGCTAATCTCCGTGTTCCCACCACTAAGCTTGGTATCGATCTCATTTTTTGTGTATAACTTCGTGAAGTTATCATTGATTATGATACGCCACGCAGTAGCCCCAAGCTCCATTGTTTGAAGTCCATTATTTAATACTGCCATTTATTCTCCTTATCTAATACTTATGTTAATCTCATCACTAAAATACCCACCAAGAACGCTTTTTATGTAAAAAGTCGTTGCAGTGGTTGTTATTTGGGCGTTTAGTTTATCTGTTTTTACCACGCCGCCACTGTATCTTATCTCCCAAGCTCCCTCACTTTTGCCCTCATCTTCACCAGCTACTATCGTGTCACAGTTGCGGAAATTTGCTCCAGCAAGTCTGACGCAAGGCGTCCAGCTTAAATTTACCACGCCACCATCTCTAAATCCTTGTATATTTGATGGTGTGTATGGCTTTTCGACGCTAAATTTATACTTATAGCTCAAACTTTTAGTCTCCGTGACATTTATATAGTTTTGTGCTACTGCTTTTATAGTAGGCTCAGTAGTTACGATAGGCAAAATCCCAACCTCACTTCCAATGTCTTCACATAGCCATACTCTTGTACCGCTTGAATGGTATGATTTTTTGGTATTATTCATCCCACGCATAATGCGTTTAATCCTAAAAATATTTGGCTCATTAGTCGTCTCAATAATGCCATAAGCAAACTGCTCATCTCCAATAAATCCACTGAATTTAACTCTTTGCCACCTAAGTTCAGTTGCTACCATAGGATAAAGTGGGCTTATAGCTCTTACCAAAAATCCGTCCTCATCAATGTCGCTAGTAGTATTATATGAGTTCACCAAAGTAGCTAGTAAAAAGCTTGAAGCATTTGCAATGTCATCTATATCGCCTTCGCTGACACTGATATTTTGCACGAATCCACTAGGCTTTGCTATTAGTGGGATTACCGCTCTACCCACGCTTTGCTCGGCTGCTGCATCACGACACTCAAAATACTCTATCTCGCCTATATCAAGGTTTAAACGCTCACTTAGATCTTCTTGCTCAAGGCTTAAAGTAGCATTACTAAGCCCAAATATATCTTCTATGGCCTCTACGGTAATACCCCCATCATCTTGTCTGTCAGAGCCTAAACTAGTAATGCGAAATACTATATCATTAACCCCAAGTTCACTGCTAGAAAAGAAAAAAACATCACCTATTAGCATCTGTTCAAAAACAACCTCGCTTATTTTAAAGCTAATAGTAGAGACTGGATAGCTAATCTTTTTAAAAAGCCTATTCATTACATTAGAAGCATTCGTACCAGAAGTAATACCCATGTATTCGACGTCATAGGCTCTATCATACCCAAGCGCAAGACGTGCAGCTGTATTTGTAGCGCTAAGACTAGCACTTTTAAATGTGCTTCTATCTGTATATTTAACAGTGATTTTGGTATATAACTCATCCCAGCTCTTTTTGGTGAGTTTAATCTTGCAAGCATTAGAGCTATCAACTTTTATCAGTGAGCTTATATCATATCCCCCACGCAAAAGCCTTAAATAGAGTAGTCCATTTTTTACGATTATTACACCATCAATAGTACGTAATATCTCTTCTATCCATTCATTTGCCTCATTTGGATTGCTCATAGTCAAACTCATACCAAGCCCTTCATCTTTTAGCTGCCTTGCTACTGCTTGAAATGATGCCAAATCTATACTAGAACTTTCATACCCTACCAAAACGCTAAGTAAATAATAAAGCATACTAGCTGGATTTGCGTCGCCGTTTATATCTTCCACACTTCCCCAGCCTAGTAAATTTGTGCGTTTTAAAACAACGCTATAGCTTGGAGTTGCAGTAGTGTTCTCGCCTATAAATCCATGAAATACAAAATATGCAGTCCCGCTATATGCCATAGACTTGCCACACCACCTGCAAAGTGCTGCATCTGGAGTGGTTTGTTTGCCATTGTAAGCATATATAGTGCTTTTTGGGTTGCTTGACTCTTGATTTTTGCCAGTACGAGCACTAAAAGTTCCGTTTGCTTTTAGATTAGGCGAGCTCATAACATCACCATTCATTTTAAATGCTTTTAGCTCATCCCAGCTAGTACAAAGTGCGTAAGCTAGACCCATATAATACGCATATCCTACCGTTTGGCTTTTACCTTTTCCAGCTTTTTTCTCTATAGCATAACTACTAAGCTGTCCTGCATAGATGATATTGCCATGGCATTCAACAGTGCCAAATATCTCTGGTATCAGCCTAGAGTTTGAGTTTGTTGGGTAGGTAAAATCATCAAATCCAGCCGCCTTTGCATCTTGCATTTTTGCAGTCGGCATAAGAAAAAAAGCAGCTGCAAAAGCTACTACTAAAAATGCAGCAAACCACATATTAAAATCCCTCCGTTACTGGATTTTTAGCTGGGACAAAAGCAAATCCACCGTAATTTACTAGATTGTTAAATTTAGTCTCACAAGTATCTATTCTTTTATCACATCCTGGATAGACCTTAATAATCCCATTAAATGCATTAGGAATTGGGAAAAGTAGCTCCAAAGTATCATCATTATGAGCTACAATATGGCTTTTTGCTTCGCCAAATTCTATATATCCCAAAGCAAAATACCCGCTTTTAAAAGCCTCTATTTTTGGTGAAGTCAGCTTAAATCTGCTCTCATCTAACTTTATATCATGCTCAAAAAGATATAAGGCAAAATCCTCTCTTTTTAATTTGCAGTCCTTGCTAAAAATCTCAAAAGGGCAAGACCTAGAATAAGTTCTGCTTGGGATTTTGCTTTTTAGCATACCTTTTAGCGTAATTAGCTTGAGTTTTGCTATGCCTGCGTCTATATCAAAGCTACATCCAGCCACTCGCCCATAAAATATCATTACACCGTTTTTAACTATTTTACACCACACTGTAGTAGCTGGATTAAACACACGAAACTCAGTAGCTGGAAACAGATCTAAAGGCATACTAATATTTGCCTCTTCATTGTCAAATTCTTTATTTATCTCATCTCTTGTTATTGGGGAAGTATCACTATCATAGATTATCTCTTTTGCCCCAAGACTAAATGTATATACTTCACTCATCTATAACCTCCTTAAAGCTCATATCTACTTTATACCTATTAGGGCTTATTTTCGTAGCTCTTAAAGTATCACTATCAAACCTTACTTTGTAGCAATTTTCTAGCTCATCATCTTTTTCAAACTCATCTATCCCACTTTTTAGATATATTTGATCAACGCCATTACCAATTATTACATTTTGAATCTCGTATATACCTTTTGTGCGACGATTGTATATAAATGCCCTTCTTGCATAGACTCCAAATGTCTTATTTGAGCTAAGAGTTTGCAGGGCTGATGAGACGATATTGACATTATCAAAATCAACCCTTAAAGAGCGTATAAAAAAGCTTCCAACTCTTGCTTGTTTTGATATAAAAAAACTCTCAAAAGCTCTAAGCTTAGCCTTATCAAAACTAAAACTAAGACTAAAGCTAAGTCTAGTATCGCTTGGTGCATATTTGCTAACATTCCTATATTCTTTGCCAATTAATGAGTAAGAGTTGTTTATAGACACTCCTATATCTCTAAGTGGAATGAAACTAAAGATTTCCATTAATCACACTCCTTCATCTCAAGCTTTAGCTCTAGTGTGTCTTTAGAGCTTCTTGATAGGCTTGTTTGTTTTGCTATTGTTGCTTTAAAAAGTGGGGCTATGATATCGCCTTTGTGAATATCAACCATATCGTCTATGCTGATACTTTTGCCATTTATCTCTAAAACCTTTCTAAATATTGGATCTGCATATTGGCTTATAACAGTGATAAATTTACCGACCTCAAACTCGCAAAATTCTGGCACTTCTAAACTTGTCGCACCAGAGATATCAACGCTAGCAAAAAAAGCACTATTCCATAGTGGCACTAAAAGATTTTGTTTAGCTCCGTATGACAAAAGTTCCATGCAAGAGTTGAGGTTTAAACTGCTTTTAAAAATGAGTTTAAAGCCTGTATTGATTTTACACTTTTTAGCTAGAGCGACTCTTTTTTCATTACCTTTAAGTGCTGTGAATATATCTGTTTTTAAGCTCTTCTCTTCATAATACTCATCGTTTGGCACGAATGCAAATATCACGTTTCTTTTACCAGCGAAGCTAAAATAACAGCCAAAATCACTAAAGGCTAAACCTAAATTTGCCTTCAGTTCAATATCTCCAAAAGTAAGAGCCACTACGCTAAATGTGGTTTGCTCATATGGATATATCTTGTTTCCTATACTTATATCTTTTATATTTAGTCCGGCAAAGCCTTGCATATCAGTATTCCGTAGGACTTGCGTATTTCTTGAATTGTTAAAAAGAGTGTAGCTAATACTCTTAGGCTCTGTAATATTGCCAAAGTCATGGTGCGTGATATATGGAGAGATATAAATACCATCAGGGTAATAGATGAGATAATGCATATTTGTGGTATGAGTTTTTGAGATATAAGTATAGCTTGGATGAGAAGTTTTTAGCTTAGCTGTGCCTAAATTTACTCCAAAATACTGGCTATCATCTAAAAAAGATGTACTTACACCTACACCATCAATTAGTCTAATCTCTATCTTAACCACCAAATAAAAATCCGTAATACCAAGGTCTACTACCATGTATTTAATGCTGCCACGCATAAGTATCTCTCCTTGTTTTAAGCCATTTTTAGGTACGTAAAACATATCTTTAAGATACCCAGCAACCCTACTAGTCCCGTCTGTATGCTTGTAAAAAACATATATACGCATAAATGGGATAAAATTATCATTTTTAAAAGCATTTCTGTATGGACAAAAAAATCCAATTGGATATAATGGTCTTATAAAATTTCTACCATTATTAATCTGTGTTAAGGCCGGGTTATAAAAATCACCGACTGGCGCATAAGAATATTTTTGTATCGGATCTGGTCTAAATACATCATTTGTCCGTCTTACAGCCCATAAGAGAGCACCACTTGTAAAATTATGATTTAGCCTTATCATATAGCTAAGAACTCCACCTATAACTATACTATAACCCAAAAAACTAAAACTAGTAATAATACCCCTATCATCAGCAAAGATCATGTATTCTTTTACTACTGCGTTTTCTTCAGTTTCTATAAAGAAGAAAGTTTGCGGTGTTAAAGAGGTGGTAATATCACCGGAATTCATAGGAGCTATACTAGAGCTACTATACTCATCTACGTAATGACCTATATCTATAACGTATAAATTTTTGGCCAGACCAATAAGAATCTTTTATGCGTCCAGATACTCTTAGATATATTACATCGCCTTGCAAGCTTTGCATAAAAGTTGTTTTACCATCGCCAAATTTATAACTAATATTATGTGCCTCATTATCTTGTCTTAAAAGTGTCCAGCCAAGGCTTTGTAAAAAGGTGATTATGTCTGCATACACATCATATATATTTGCGTTTTGTCCTTGAATGTATTTCATTTTATTCCTTTATAATAGCATAGCAATATGGGCTAATTAGTTCATTTCCAGCAGTTACTATCTTGTAATTATGTCCATCACAGCTCACATCATCACCCACACTTACACCACTTCCAAGTATGATAGCTATAATACCATCCATGTCGCCTAAGAGTTTGCTTTCTACATCTTTATACGAATATAAAGAGAGAGCTCTAGCCCTTTCTTGTATGGTAGAGCCAAGAGAACTACTGCCATTGTATTTACCAAAATAACAGACTATAAGAGGCGTACAAAATGGTTCATCAAGGTCGCCATAAAGATTGTCTTTAGTAGGCGGATAAGCCCAGCACGGATGAGTTATACACTGCTGATATTCATTATTATACTTAGCATATGGCAAAGATATATGCTCTTTTGATGCAAGGACTGCTACTCTACTAGTCCCACTAGCAAAACACAAAAATGGATCAGGGGATATCTCTTCGCCATATGGACGAAGCAAGCCGATATAAAAAGGCTGCCAAGTTATATTATTGCCATTTTGCATACTAAAAGCCCCACAAATACGTCTATCTTGTAAGCTTATATAGTAGTTATTAACACCTTTATTTAGCATTGCTATAGCCATATTTGGCATCGCTCCAATTTGAGCGTAGCTATCTATTATCGCTTTTTTGTTCTCATTAAAACTCTTTAATGGACTCATATGCAAGAAGTATTTGTCGCCATAATCTTCTAAAATAAACATATACAAAAGCTCTTTGTTGCCAACTGACTTTCTAAGTATAAGCTCACGGTATATATAGCTCCCGTTTTCTAAAGTGATATCTACTCTATATTGACCATTTGCTTTTATATGTATACCTCTGTATTTTTTATTAGTAGGTGATTCTATGGTCACTGGATTAGTCGCAGAGACTATATCTGTGATTTTTTCTGTTGAATTGTCTTCGTTTATGCCAATAATTTCGCCATTTATAGTTGATAGATAATTTTTAATTACAATTTTTTTAAATAACACATCTTTGGTAAAAATGATATTTGATTGGTAATCATAATAAGAAGAGTTAATATCTTTAGCGGTATTTAGGTAACGACTTGCTCCACTTTTCACATTATCAATCTGCGTCTCAAACCCGCCAATATCAAAATAATCATTGACGTTTGTGACATCTAATGTTCTATCACTCACACTCTCATATCCAGCCTCTAATGCTTTTGCTTTTAAAACATCTAAAAACTCAGGAGCACTACTCACACTTCCTTCAAAATACATTTTTATCCTTTTACTATATTCATTATGACTTTTCTACCGCTTCTACTACTAGCCCAGCTCTCTATCACACTTGGATCTATAGTATTTACGATATTTATCTCTTGATTATTCTCTTTTGCTAGAGGGCCATTGCCATTTAGTGCGTCAAGATTTGCCATGCCTTTACGACTTACTACTCCCTCACCGCTTTGTAAAATCGCTGGAACCTCACCAGCTCCATATACATATCCACCAGTATGAAACTTCTGAGCTTTGATCTGTGCTACTTGAGCTAGCCCACTTGCTACTGCTACTGCTGCCATAGCTGCACCAAGATAAGGGTTACCAGCTGTTGCCATTGCGTTTGTGGCTGCGGTATAGGTATTTACAATAGCCTTGCCCACCATGATAGCTTGATATGCTCTCATAGCAGTTTTACTCTGGTTGCCACTGGCCGCATAAAATGACTGAGCTAAGCTACCAAGCATATCAAAAGTAGCTCCAGCAGTGGCTACTTGTGAGTCGAATTTAGCCTTTTCTAGCTCTTTCATCTTGTTTTCATGATTTTCTTTGCTTGCCTCTAGTCTTGCGTAGTGAGCTTCTATCCTACTATTTTCTGCATTTTGGAAGTCATCTATGGCCTTTAGTCTATCTACAAATTCATTTGCTATCCCCATATCTTGCCCACTATTTAAAGCATCGTAATTAGCTCTTTTTTGAGTATTGCCATATAAAGAGTCCGCTATATCAGTATCACTAGCTCCGGCATTTTTTAGCCTAATTGCCTCAATGTCGGTTCGTATGTTTGCTGCTTTGTTTTTTTCTCCTATTAGCTCATAATAATCCTTGAGATATTCAAGTTTTTTTATATTGGCAGCTTGCTCTTTTTTGGCCGCATTTTCTTGCACCTGGGCTGTTTTGCTAGCTACCCATTGTTCTATACTTACTCTATCTACGCCATATTTTTCGTACTCTTTAGCTTTTTGATTGATGAGCCTTGTCTCATAGTTTAGCTCATCATTTTTTAGCTTGGATAAATCTTTTTTTATCTCATCTTCGGCTTTTAGGCGATTAGCTTCAGCTTTATCAAGCTCTAGATATACTCTTTTTTGAGCTTGTAATACTGCTGTTTTTTGCTCCACGCTTAGTTTTGAATTTTGCAGCTCCGTGCTTAATTGTTTCTCTTTGTAGCTCCATGCAGTTGCATGGTCGCCTATGGATTTGTAGTATAATTCAAGGTCTTTATACTCTTGTATTAGCTCTTTGTTATCTACTTTCGTTTTTTGTTTGGCGGCTGGTTTGGCTTTTGCCATATCTTCAAAACCATCTTTTGAAACGCCTTTTAACTCAGTTTTAAACTCTTTTAAATCATTAAATAAATTCTTTTGAGTTACAGTGACATTTTCTATCATAGAATCCACGCTTTGCCACTCTTTTAGCAAGGTATCACTAAGACCATCTATTTTTAAAGCATCTACTCCGAAAGTGTCGGCTACTTTAGCACTCAAATTCTCAACACCCAAAGCAAGTGCAGTTGGTATGCTAAGTAGCGTTTTGTAGATGTTCGCACCGATAAATATAACCTCGCTACCCATAAGCTGGAGCGAACGCACGAAGTCATTTGCAAACTCTATTATCTGAGCTTTATTATCTCTAACTTTATCGCTCCAGTAGGCAATAGCGTTAGCTACTTCACTCGTGCCACCACTTACGCTATCAAAAGCCACCATAAGCTCCGTATAGCTGTTTTTAGCATTTGTTAGGGCATTGCTTATACTTAAGCCCATTTTGTTAAATTCAGAATCTATCTTGGCCGCAGAGTTTTGCAAAGCACCAAATACAACCTCAGCACTAAGCTTTCCAGCTGCGCCATAAGCCCTAAGCTCACCCATGCTTATACCCATACCCTCTGCAATTGCTCTAGCTAGGCGTGGGGTTTGCTCCATTACAGAGTTTAGTTCTTCACCTCTTAAAACACCACTAGCAAAGCCTTGTGAGAGCTGAAAAAGTGCTGCACTAGCTCCACTTATTGTTAAAGTTTTATTTATCGTTTCAATTACACTTAGAGTTTGGGCATTGCTTTTGCCAAGCTCACCAGTAGCAGTAGCAAGAGAGCTAAAGACTTCAGCTGTAGCGTTAAAGCTTGTGCTTGTAGCATTTGCAATACGAAAGAGCTCACTATTTACTGCGTTTAGTTCACTTGTACTTTTTGTGACAAGCGATATTCTATTACTCATAGTATTAAACTCATCAGCTGTTTTAAGATAGCTAATAAGTGGTCCGCTAAGAGTCTCAAAAGCACCCCTAAGCCCTAAAACTGCATTATAACCATAAGTTAGGCTTTGCGCCATATCTTTTGTTTTTGCCCCTAGTGAGCTGACACTTTTTGTGGTGTCATTTATGCTACTACTAAGCCCTTTCATACTAGAAGTCACGCCTTGGGCATTTGAGTTTATTTGAATTTGAATTTCTACTTTTTCATTTGCCATATTTTTGCCTAAATTTGGTATAATAGTTAAATAGTCTGCCAAGACCTGACACAATACGCATAAAAAGGAAATTGATGGGTTTTTTTGCCATATTTTTTATAATTCTCTTGCTTATCATTTTTAAAAGAAAACTCCCTTTTGCTTTTTGGCTTTTGGCCACCATCTTTAGCGTTGCGCTTATTTTAGCTTTTGGCGTTCAGTTTCTATAGCAGCACTTAGCATTTGATTTAAAATACCCCAAATATCTACTATTTCAAGCCCATTTTTTATCGCACAATCCTTGCAAAACGCATAATTCAGCCCAAGCCCCACATCTTTTGCCTCGCAAGCGTTAAAAAACATCTCCACCATAAAAGCTTCGAATTCATCTTTGATATAAGCGATATTTCTATCATCAAAAAGCCTTTTTTCTTCATCGTTTTGCGGGCTTGCAAGCTCGCCATTTATTATGCACGTTCTTACAATTTCACGCAGTCTTAAGGCTTTTTTTGACTTTCAACGCCCACCTTTTTAGCTATCTCATCCCATAAAAACTTATAACTAATACTAAGCTCATCGATACTTTTTAAGAATTCATCTTTTTTAGCTCCACTTATCAAAAGCTCACTTTTGTATCTCAAAATATCTTCAAGCCCAGCTTCTAGTGGCTTAAAATCAGGTTCTTTAAGAGTGGTTGAAATAGCATAAATTTGATTCTTTAACTCTTTTGTTTCTTTAAGTAATGCTACTAATTCATCGCCTTTTAGCTCTTTGCTAAGCTCCAAATTTAGCGTTACCATCTCTTGCTTGTGGCTAATTTGTCTTAAACTCTCTTCATAAGCCACCTTTTGCGCTTCAAACCTATCAAGGTCTTTTTGCCCAGCTTGTCTTTTTAGCTCGAGCAACTTTCTTTCTTTTGCATTTGGCTCATTTATGGTTAGCTCAAATTCATTATCATTTAGCTTTATTTTTATCTCATAGCTTGTTTTTATCATTGCAAAACCTTTATGCAAAATATGTTAGCGTGAAGTTATCATCGCCTTTATCACTAACTGCCATAAATGTTCGCTCTATCACAAATATTCCGTCGCTATCTTCAAATTTAGGTTGTTCGCTAAGCTTAGCTCTTGGAATTTCTAGCTTAAATATTGTCTTTGCTTCACTGTCTTTAAACTCAGCAACAAAGCTCATAGCACTCCCAGCCTTAAACTCATCAAATCCATCACTAGCTCCAGCTTCTAAACGCATTTTTAAAGTGAGTTTTGGCTCATAATCACTCATATAAAACTCGCCAATATTTGTAAATTTAGAAAAACTTATTTTATTGCCCATTTCAAAGCTAAACTCAGAGAGATTAACTGGAGTACCATTTAATGTCATTCCACCAAGTCTTCTTATAAGCAGTGCTTCTCCAGCTCCTACATCTGTAATATTTTGATTTTCTATCACTCTATCTACATAAGCCCCGCTGATATTAAACTCAGCATTTATTTTCTCGCCGACCTTACCACTGAGCTTAAAATCACTCTTTGCACCTTGGATTTTAAAAAGTCTATCTGGTAAAGCTAGATCCATACTAGCTGTAGCGCTGCTATGAGTATCTGGGCTAAATGTTTTGCTTACTAGATCCTCATCCTCACCAACTGGATTTCTAACGCTTTTTAGGTTGCATATCTTAAAAAGATTTTCGTAAAAATCTAAATTTTTGTATAAACTTGTTTTGATTTGCAGTTTTGCTTGACCCCAATCAGCTAATGTTACAACGTCTTTGGCACCACCAAAAAAGCTAAAATTTGGTATTTCTACCTTATCAAACTCTATTTCAGGGACGACCACGCTCTCAAGCTTAAGCACTTGAGATGGGGCTTCATAAGTCCCAGCCACGCTTTCTACGCCAATTTTTACACCAGCTCTTGATAATACTCTTGCCATTTTATTCTCCAACACATATTTTTAATTTTTTTTCAGTGCGTAAAAAGTAGCTCATAAGCTCTTTTGCACTCTCGAAGCTCCCATCAAATGCTGGTTTACTTTCAAGTTCAATTTGGCATTTGACTGGTATATACACATCTTTATAAATTGTCTCTTTGGCACATCCTACAAAAACAGAGGCAAAAACCATTAAACTCAGCCATTTCATTCCTTGCCCCCAAACTCAAAAAGCCTCTCATAAGCTTCAAGTCTTGAGCTGCAGTTATCATCTTTTGGCTTTAGATATTTGATTTGAGTTATTACCTTAGGCTCACTAAATTTAAGTTTTTCTAGCTCTATCTTTTTTATCTTTTCATTTTGACTAGCAATAGCATTCTCACAAATATACGTAGCCATTTTACTGGCTTCAAGCTGGGTAGTTAAATCATCTATTTGAGAATTTAATGCATAGACTCTAAACCATACACCAGCCACCACTACTATGCTTATTAGCACTAAAGATATATTTGTTTTTATGCCCATTTTCTCTCCTTATATATCAAACTCACAAGAGACTTCAAAATCTTCTACTCTAAGCCCTTTTTCTTCCACAAAGCCCATAACGCTCCTTTCAAAAACAATATCTCTACCGTTTATGAACTCTTCCATTAGCCTTTTAGTTAGTCTGCTGGCCTTTTGCATATCTGGGATAGTTCTAATAATTATGGTAGCTTGATATTTTCCAGCACTTAAGCGTGTTCTATTTGCGAAAAATACGCTTACATTGCTTGGCTCATATTCATTTGCTAAGTCTTCTAAAAACGTTATAACTTCACTTTCGCTCATATCACACACTCGCCCAGTAAAAGGCACCTATAGCACTTTCGTTTTTATGAAGCAGGGCATTTGCTCTATCTTCCCACAGATTTTTAAAGGCGTTTATATCGCCAAAGCCTTGATATATCGTCTCCAAACTCTCCAAATTGTTCATTCCTTTACTAAAAAGCAAAGTTGCGCAGTTGGCTATAGTTTGGCAACATACTGCTTCTTTATAATCCCACTGTGCCATTTGCTTTGTGCTAAATTTGTTTATAGCACTATTTAGATGTGGGGTTATCTCAGCATCACTCAGCCCATTTAGGGAGAAAAACTCCCTAACATCAGCGACATTTATCTCATTCATTTATGACTGCTTTACGCTGCTTGGGTACTTAGCACCACCCATTCAGGTACTCCGATTTGATAGTCACAAAATACCTCAAATTTATATTTAAGTGAGCTCTCCTCATTGTCATACCAGCGTTGTCTTCTGATATCAAGACCGATTGAAAATACCAAGTTTTTAAGTGGAGTTAGCATATATTCGCCACTTTTAACAAAATTAGCTGCGATAAGAGGTACACCTAAAATGTTGTTTGCCCCTTGATTGAGCAGTATACTTAGCCCACCACTTTTATTGCCTATCTCTTTGTTATAAGCTATCAAATCTTTTTTAGAGATGATTATTGCTGAGCCATTTAACACGTCATCGTTTGCATTTTCTACCAAGCTAGTTAAACGGCTTAGCATTGTGCTATTTTCAGCGTAAGTTATCTTTGTAGTCTTAGCATTCTCTTTTGCTAGAGCAAACCAGCCTTTATTAAGATTTTCAAATTTAGACTCTGCGTAATCGTCTTTTGATCCTATCATCCCTAGATTTTGCAAATCGTTACTAAATGCGGTCGCAAAACTATCAAATGTTTCGTTTTCGAAATTTGGATTTTCTGCGTTATCTTCTAGTGTATCTTGCGTAATTTTTGCAAAAAGCTGAACAACTTTATTTTCTATTAAAACGGAGCTTACGCCGATTTTTTGGCGTTGCGCGTTAGTTGGCTTGTCACCAGAATTCACGCGGACTAGTATCCCACTAGCTAAATTCCAAGTATCAAAACTCTTATTTAATTTTTTAGTTCTATCTAGTGTAACTTTGCTTAAAAAGTCTGATTTGTCTATAATAGTCTTAATAATCTCATTTGCTTGCTCAGCTCTTAAAGTATCATTTGCATACATATCAGTGGCATTTATACTGCCAGTTGATTTTAAAATTTCACTTAATTTTTTACTCATTACAGAACCCCTTTTGATTTATCGTCTTGTGTATTTTGTGTATCTTGTTTACTTTTTTTAAGCTCATTTTTAAGCTCACCAACCTCTTTTTCTAAGTTCTCAAGCCTCTCAAGCCTGCTACTTATCTCGCCAAGTCCTTTTGTGATTTGCTCCATTTTGCTAATCTCTCCCAATTTTTCTCCTTTTTGCTCTATTTGCTCTTTATTAAATCCTTTTAAAACACTTTCAAAGCCTTTTAAAATTGACTTTAAAAGTCCGCTCTCTTCATCTTCTTTTATAGCCGTTCCAGCCATTGATAGTGCTTTGAGATCACCTTTTTTAACAGCATCTCTTAGCTCATCACTTTCTAGTTTGATACCTACAGCCCAGCTTCCTACTTTTTGGTCGCCAAATAGTGGATCTCCACTCTTAACTATCCAGCTTTCACAGACAAAAGCACCTTCTGGCTTGAAGTCATGGTTTTTATCCACATTGTTGATATTTAGGCTTTTCATAAAGCCATAAGCAGCCTTTTCTATCTCAATAGCACTAGCACTATCTCCTTGTGTATCGACCTCATCAGGGCTATATACTATTCCATATATAATTCCTTTTTCTTCATCGCTTTTAGCTATTTTGATGCTCCTTTGATAGTTGGCACCTTCTTTGCTTTTATAGATTACACTTTTGCCGTTCGCACCTTCTTTAACTAGAGAAATATGAGTTATTTCTATTTCGCTAAGCCTTTTTGGCATGACTTCTTCCTCCTTGTTCATTTCCAGCCATTTTAATACTTTTTTTATCTACAATCACTCTAAATACGAGTATATGGATATTTTAAAAGATTTTTTTGCATTAAAATGAGTGGCAAAGTAGCTCATGCGTAAAGTCGCAACGAATAAAATCCGTTGCTCTACGCCTACTAAAGTCCCCACTAAAGATATTTGTGGCGTTAAATAGCTCTTCTAATTCGTTGTTTTTATCTTTTGTAGCTTCGCTTTTTGGGGTACCCCACTTGTGGGGCTTTAGTATTTGCTACTTTAGCAGAGTTTTACTCTGCGTTAAAAGTAGATAAAAGTAAAAAAGGAGATAAGGGTGAGCGGTAAATTTATAATAGAAAAAGGCGCGAACGATAGTTTGCAGTGGAGCAGTGAAACAACTAGCATAAATGGACTTATTGAGCCATTTTTCAGCTTTAATCAGCTTCTAGATGCGTATTACGCAAACGTTTATCACAGACGTGCTATAAAGATAAAAGCCGGACTTCTAAGCCAAATTGAGCTAGAAGATAGCGACCTTTATAAATTTCTTCCACCAAATATCAGCTCAAAGACATTTTTAAATATCTTTGCTCTAAATTTGGAGCTTTATGGCAATGCGGCCATAGAAAAATCTGGTAGCAATAATTCATTTTTTCTTTATAATTTACCAGCCAATGAAATGAGGGTAAAAAAAGATAGAAGCTTATATCAATATTCTAGCTCTAAAATAACCAAACTTGATGGTTATCATTTCTGCTATTATAGCCCACGCTCAAGATACTATGGTGAGCCTGACTATTTAGCAGCACTTCAGCAAATACTTATAAATAAAAAAGCAGATCTGTATAATGATAAGTTTTTTGATAATGGAGCAAGACCAGACCTTGCCATAATTTATGAAAACGCAGAGCCAAGCGAGGAGCAAATAAAGGCGTTTGAAAATTTTTTTGGTAGCAATTTTAGAGGTTATAACAACTCACACAAGACCCTTATAATTTATGGAGAAAACAGTGCAAATGACAAAGACGCTAAAATCCGCTTTGAAGAGCTAGGAAGGGTAAGTGATCTTAGCTTCAAAGAGTTAAAAAGCGTAACTAGGGATGAAATAGCAGTCGCTCACGCCATTCCTCCGCGTCTTTTAGGCATAGTACAAGGCTCTGCTCTTGGCGGTAGTGGCGAGCTAAGCGGTCAGCTCCAAATGTTTAACGAGCTAGAAATTAAACCAAAAATAGAGATGATAGAGAGCTTTTTTACAAACATAGGAGTAAAAGTAACGCTTAAAGCTATGGATACAACTAGCTTTAAAGATGATGGAGAGATAGTAACAACTCTAGTTGGAAGTGGAATTCTTAGCATAGAAGAAGCTAGAAGTATTTTAGGTTGGCAAAAGAACATTTAAACTAGTTTTTAAATGCTTTTAAAAGGCGTTTAAAAACGTTTAAAAGGCTTTTATGCTTATCGGTATAAGTATTAAAGTAAAAAATGCAAAAAAAGGCGAATTGTGACATATACAAAAGAGTTTAAAGAAGAGTGCGTAAATTTGCTAAAAAGCGGAGTAAGCGCATTAGCACTAACAAGGCAAACAGGAGTAAGTAGACCAACGCTTGCAAAGTGGCTAAAGACTTATGAAAAAGAGAATTTTAGCATAGATAACGCAATAAACTTTACCAAGAAAAAGATAGAAGAGCTTAGCAAAAATGACCAAACCCCACAAGGAGTGGTTATGCTAAGTGAGCTTGTATCTGCGCTAGCCAAGCTTGAAAACGGCGTAAAAAAAGTAAAAAGCATAAAAGATAAATCCCGTCCTATTATAAATATGGATAGCCCTACTGCTAATGAGCTTAAAAAGCGTATTTTAGAACATGGGAATTTATACGCCTACCAAAAGGAATTTTTACAAAGCAATGATACTTTTAGGATAGTGTTAAAATCACGTCAGATAGGTTTTTCGTATGTGAGTAGTGCAGATGCTCTTATAGGCGCAGTTGCGGGGAGAGACCAGCTCTTTTTATCTGCAAGTGAAGAGCAAGCCCTTATACTAATGCGGTACATGCGGCACTGGGCAAAGGAGTATGGTATAAGTTTTAAAAAAGATAGCGAGCACGAAGTTGTTTTAGAAAATGGAGCATACATTAAATCTTTTGCTAACAACTTTAGGACCGTACAAGGATTTGCGGGAGATATCTGGATGGACGAGTTTGCCTGGTATCCAAATCCAAAACGCATTTGGCACGCATTTGTCCCTAGCATAGGAGCTATAAAAGGCCGATTAACCATACTTTCAACGCCGTTTGAAGAGCGTAGCCTTTTTCATCAAATTTACTCAGATAAAACTAAATTCCATATGTTTAAAAGATTTTGCGTAAGCATATATAAAGCGATAGAAGACGGACTAGATTTTGACTTAGAGACGATGAGAGATCTGTTTGACACAGATACCTGGGCTAGCGCGTATGAGTGTCAGTTTGTAGATGACGAGAGTAGCTTGCTTTCTATATCGCTCATAAAATCTTGCGTGGATAACAAGGCGCATTATTTTACGCCAAAAAGTAGTGAATGTATTTACGCAGGATATGATGTAGGTAGAGTGAGCGATAGATCTACGCTAGCGGGGGTTGTTTTAGAAAATGGAGTTTATAAAACTGCTTTAATGGATATACTAGCTAAGGCTAGATTTGAAGAGCAAAAAGAGCATTTAACCAGCTTTTTAAAAACGTATCCGATTAGCGTTTTAAAAATAGACAAAACCGGCATAGGTATGAATCTAGCAGAAAATATGCATGATAAATTTAAAAGTAGAGTAAGTGGAGTGTGGTTTAGCAATACCAGAAAAGAAGAGATGGCGCTAAATCTTAAAAAAGCATTTGAAGATAAACTAATCAAAATTCCAAACGATCCGCTTTTAATAGCAGACATCCACGCCATAAAGCGAACTATAGGCGCAAAAAGCTTTAAATACGACGCCAAAAGAAACGAATACGGCCACGCAGATAGGTTTTGGGCTTTAGCTTTGGCTTTATCTCATGTTAGCGTGGTTAAGGCTAAAAAGGGTGGTGGGGCGTTGATTATCTAGACTTGTCTGATGGGTGCTTTAGCAGAGTTTTACTCTGTGTTAAAAGTATAAAGATGTAGCCCACGAAGTTGGGCGTTTAACTTTAGGTAGGTAAAGGGAGCGTTAGCTCCTTGTTGCAAAGCGGGGCTTTTGCTCCGCTGCGAAGTCAAAATGTAGGACACAATATGCAAAAAATCTTTGAAAAATTTCTATTTAGGATTGGCAGTGAGACAGTTGGCGTCGCCAAGGGCATTGCACCATATAAAACTGGTAATCTTAAAAAAGACATTCAAGTAATTAGCGTAAATGATAAAAGCATCTTAATAGGAAATACAACCCTAGCACCTTATGCTAAATTTGTCCATTATGGCACAAAACCACATATTATTAAGATAAAAAAAGCTAAAGCCTTAGCATGGAATAGTTCGGGGCAGACTGGTTCGCGTGGCACAAAAGCATTCGCAAGGAAGGTAAATCATCCAGGCACTAAAGCTCAGCCATATTTAGAAAATGCTTTGGATAGATATTTGAGTAGTGGAGGATTTACAAGGGCTAAAACTGCCCTTGCAAGTGAAGTAAAAAGTAAGGTTATAAGTGATATCAAAAAGGCTTTTAAATCATAAAATTTACACAAAAGACTTTTTATCTTGCAGATGAGCTAACAAAAAAAACGATACAAATTATCGTTTTTGACTTAGCGAACTAAATTCAGTGTAAATTTGGCTGTGTGACCCAAAATTTACTCTTATGTATTCTAATGCATCTATAAAAGTGCCTGTGAATTTATGCCCATTTGATAATACTTCAAAGTCGCAAATCTCGCCTAGTTTTTTATATTTTGGGTCTTCATCTAAAACAGGAAGTATCCCAAAAATATAACTTATAACCCCATTATCATCTACTCGGTTAAGATTATTTAGGTTGTTATCGCTTTTTTTGTCGTGATATTCCCAATTTTTTTCGCATATATCCCATTCTATGCCACCATAACCTATAGTAAATTTGCGATTTTCCATTTTATCACCTCTTATAAACTTCTCGCATATTCATCTATAAAAACAAAAGCATCATACAAACTAAACTTTTTTTTGATTTTTGTATCTTCCCAATTGATGTTAGTCATAGTTATATCAAACTCGCAAATTTCGCTAAAAATATCATCTTTTTTTATAAGCTCAAGAGTTAAAGAGTCAAAATATGGCAAATCAAATATATATTTTATCTCACTACCTTCCATCTCGATACCAGCAAAAAAATATCTTTTAAACATATCTTTATTTTGATTTTTGTTATTTGTTTGATACCCTTGTTCTATCATATGAAACTCATAATCTCTTTTTATCCAAATATCAAATTTTCTCATCCCAGCCACCATCTTGTTTTGATAATTTCTCTTTTATCCCACGCCACATTTTTTCTAAAATAAGCTTGGGCATCTTGCTTATTCTCAAATTTTATCATAGTTACTATCTCATCACCATTAAAGCTAAGCACACAATTATTTTGTGTCAGAGCGTTTGCTCTATTTTCTTTGCTAGTATAGGGGGCGATTTGTGTTATGGAATTTAAAGCACTTATAAAATCCTTTTTACTATATCTTTCATTTAAGGGTTTTGTGTGATTTCCACCAAAATAATTCTCCTTGCTAAGCACTCTTTCAACCCCAGTTTTATCTATATGTTTTATAACTTCGTCTTTATTTAATGGGCTTGTGTTTGTCATAGTTACGCCTCCCACATCCTCGTTATCAATCCACACAGGCACAAGCTCAGTGCGACATCTAAAGTGATATGGTGGAAGCCCGAAGTTACTAGGGAGTATTTTACCCAAAAAAGGCTCATTTCTCCAAATAGCAGCTGCTTTTTTCTCGTTTATATCTTTAGCGTTTTGGATATTGTTGCTTTGAGTTTCTATATGCGAGGCTGGGATTATACGTCCATTCATACTTCTACAAATATCGCTTGTACGGCTATCTATCCTAGCTAATACTTTGTAATGCTTTACTCCGTATTTACTAGACTGATTTACTCTAGCTATGTTTTGAGCCTGACTTATAATGTGGTCACTCACTCCTTCAAAATAGCTAGTATTTGCACTTAGTACGCCTTTAAACTTCTCTTTTAAGATCTCTGCCATGTTTGCTCTTGTTATCTCGCCATTAAAGACTTTTGCCGTAATAGCTTTTAGATCATTGCTTATTTTTTCGTTGTAGTCATTTTTCATCCAGTAAAAATTCTTACGCATTACTTCAAGTGCTTTGATATCAGTTTCATCAAAGCTAAATGTTGGCGGGACATTGTTTATCTTATTTTCAAACATCACTTCACTTGCAAATTTAGAGTAAATCTCTTCATATTCTATATTTGGGATATTTAGCTCAAGCGCGTTTATCTTATTTGCGATTAGTTTTTGCAAATTTGCATCATCTTTGTGAGTTACTATCATCAAAAATAGCTCATCAAGTGCATTTTTTAAGGCTTTTTGATTTTCTTTATCAAGGTAGCTTAAAAGCTCATCTATAATCTCATCCTTGCTTTTTGATTTTGCGATTTTGCTTTTTAATAGTTTAGATAGCAAGTCTTTGTCATATATCATTTTTATCCTTTTCCTCTTCTACAAACTCTTTATATTCATTATTTAGATAGTCAAAATCAAGCGGTTTTATCAGTACTTTTTCGCTTGTTTCAAATGTCTTATTACACTTGTTACACCGCCTAAAACGGCGATTTTCAAGCCCTTTTATAGTCGCTACTACGCTGGTTTTGACATTACTGCAGAATGGGCATATCATTATTTACCTTTTTTTTATTTTCTCAAGAATAAAAATTAGTTTGCTAGTATTCTTTACATTCATTTTGAATGGATCTGCGATGATTTTTAGCTTTTTAACCACAAAACTTTTAAGCATTTCTTCACTCCAGCCAAGGCGAACCATAGCGTTTTTTAGCCTATTTGCTTGACTTGGGCTGCTAAGCTCTTTTTTAGCTCTTGCGATTAGCTCTCTGCCTTTTAGGTCTATGTCATTTATGGTGGTACTTTTACCATACAACAAATCAAGACAATTTTCAAGCTCTTTGATACTTAAAACTGCTGAGCTTGTAGCCCCAAAATAACAGTCCAAAAATGTCTCCCAAGCATCATTTTCTTTTAGCTCTTTATAGCGTTTTGTAGTGTGGATTTTACTTAATAGTTGTCTTCTTAAAAGCGTTTGTTTCTCGGTCATATATTACCTTTCTGATATTTTCAAATCCAGCGTTTATAAGTGGATCTTTAGCTCTGTTCTCAAACTGGGCTGTGGATACTTTTTTTGGTGGGTTAATAGGCGTTGGGGCACCAAGTGGATCGTTTTTAAACTTATCATTGCTTTTAAAAACAACTTTAGCTTCTATCCTTTTTGGGATGAAATTCAAGGCTTCAAAGTCTCTTGCATGGTCTTTGTAATACACTCTAGCTTTGCTTAAAAACTGTTCTTTACTGTGATCAAACTCAAGCTTAGCAAGGTTATGAGAAAGGATGATTGTCAGTTTCTCATCATCGCAAATCACACTCTCAATGTAGCGGTGCAAGCTTTCATTAAATCCAGCCTTAGCTAGCCCCATGCCAAGCTTATATCTATCAAGCTTAGGCTTTATATTGCCAAAAGAAAATTCCATATCTATATCCTTTAAACCACTTTATCAAGCCTTTAAAAGCTTTTTAAAGGCTTTGTAAATTAGTCTAATTTCAAACTTTTCTTAGTTTTATAGTAATACTCCACAAGAGCTTTAGCATTCTCATATATCTCTTGTTCATCATCAACGCTGATAGCTTCACTAAGTTCTTCTATCATCTCATCAAGATCATTTAAGATCAAAGCTAAATTTGACATATTTTTTGATTGTCTTTCTTTTTTTATCTCTCTTTCCATCATATAACACATCTTTTCTCCTTAAATTTATAAGACTTAATTGAGTGGTCTAAAACCACTCTATAAATCTTAGATTAAGCTCACACTTGGTGCTTTTTCTTTTATCTCTAAGCACTCTTTTAGCCCATCATCATTTAACGCTAGTTCTTTTAGCCTTTTTTCTGCTTTGTAAGTCATCTCAGACTTGACAAGTAGATCAAATTTATCGCCCAAAAGTACGGCCAAGGTATCTGGGTTGCTTACTTTCACATCCCAACCAAAGCTCACTTTGACCTTGTTTTCATTCATACTCTCAAAACTCACGCTAAGGCTGTCACTGCCTAATAATTGCTCGCTAGCTTTATTTATGATTATCTCTTTGAACGCTTTTAGCTCATCATTTAAACTATCTATTTTTTGTTTTAGATAAGCGAACTCATTTACTGCATTTTCCAAGCTTTTATCATGGATTTTTGTTTCGGTTTTGCCGATTTTTACTAACATTTTTTTCCTTTTTTTGGTTTATCTTTTAGTTTAGGCTTTTGGGCTTTAGTAGCGTTTTCATTCGTTGCGACTTCACGCGTATTGGCCAACTTTTTATGCAAACTTGCCATCTGTTATCTCCTGTATTAAAATTTTGTTACCATGATAATGACTTAGCCATCTAACATAGCTCATAGCTTCTTCAAAGCTCATCTTATAGCAATAATCTTTTATCATATTTTCAGGTGCATTTACTGCAGTTGAATTTAAAATCTTTAGTATTTTTTTTCTATCATCAATTAATATCTCATTTTCTTCAAGATAGCAGAGTACATCATCAATGTCCATATGTTCATAAATATCTATGTCTACTTCTATTGTTGCCATTTTTTTTCTCCTTTATTTATAGTTGCTAAGTATTTCATATGCGTATTTTTCTGTGTGAATTATGTGTTTTTCAATGCTACTATCAAACACATCATACATATAATCAAGCACAAACGCCCTATGATAATCCCAAAGCTCTTTTATCCTATTATTTAGTGGCTTTTGCCTTTCATATGATTCAAAGCGAAGCATACATAAAAAGCAAATTAAGTATCTAAGTTCTATTATCACATCTTTTTTTGTCAGCTCTGTTTACAATCGCATTTAAAAACTTCTTAGCCTTAGTTTTTGCCTTTTGTTGATCTGCTATTTCATATCTATTTATCAGCTTTGAAATATCTTCACCAAATGCTTCAAGCACCTTTATATCTTCATTATTGGCTTCATCCTTTTGTGTGTTAATAAGTCCAAAAACACACATCAAAAAGCCAAGCTCTTTGTATTCACCAGCACTAAGCATATATATCCTTTAACAATTTTAAAAGTCGCTTTTTTTGGAGCTTTAGGGATTGAATTTGGTTAAAATTTGTATTGCCTTTTAACTGCTCTTCAATCCTGCTAAGCTCTTTTTTTATCTCAAGTTCTGCTAATGTTTTGCTCATGCTAAAACCACCATTTCGCTAGCTTTTGCAATGACTTGTTTATCGAGTGGAACTTGGTAGTATTCACTTAGTTTCAAAGCCTTTTTATAGAGCTTTGCACTGCTTCTAAAGTTGCCCGCGCACCACTCAAATATCAGCTCACCACAGTCCGCATAGTCGGACGTACCTTTAGTAAAACCGCTGCTGAATGCTGACTTGTCAGCAGACGGCTTTAGCGATGAAAAATAGTTTTTACACTCATCTTTACTAAGACCTTTCATTATCCATTTTGAGCCGATACGACTGTAAAGCTGGCGAAGTTCTTTATTTCTACCCATTAAATTTTGCAAAAGTATCTCAGTGCCGACAAGTACTAAAGTCGTGGATGCGTCTTAAGTCTTCAAGTGCTTTTAATGGCAAATGCTCAGCTTCATCGATAAGCAATATCTTAGAGCAAGTACTTAAGTATCTTGCAACTGCTTTTAGCTTACCAGCTAGGCTTAATGGCAAGTTGATCTTAAGCACTTCTGCAAGGTCATCAAGTAAGCTTTTTGCCGTAGTGTGTGGCGTGGCTTCGATGAATACTGCATTTGGATTTGCTTTTACATATTCTTTTAGAATTGTTGTTTTGCCAGTTCCTGCTGTTCCGTAGATTAGTGCTATTTCACGCTCATTAGCAGCTTCATCTATTGCAAAATTACTCATTTGATAATCTAAGCTCTTAAAGACATCATCCTTAAACTCTACTACTTCAACTGGCTCATTTTTCTTAGCATTTTGAACGTTTAGATAGGCTTTTATCTTTTTAGCAAGCCCATCATTATCTCCTTTATATTCACCTTTTTTAAACTGGCTTATCGCGCCAGGACTAACTCCTATGCTTCTTGCTAACGCAGACGCGCTAACTTCTTGACTAATTAAAAAAGTGTTTAGCTCATTTTTTACGTCTTGCTGTTTATCCATTTTTTTCTCCTTATTTTAGGTTTTTAACCCTTTTTGGTAGTGGTGGGGCTTAGCTCAGCTGGTGCAAAAGCATTGGTAGTGGTGGTAACTTACTAAAATAAGGAGTTACGAGATTTACCACCACCAAAAAAGGTTAAATTTGACAATAAAAAGTTAAAAAACTTGTTTTTTGTTTAGAGTTTCATATAAAATTTACACAAAAGTAAAATCGCAGGATTTTACTGTGTAAATTTGGATGTGTGACCCATAATTTACTGGCATTAACACGGCTCGTTAAACCCAGCTTCAAAAACGGCTTTTAAAAACGTTTAAAAACTATCCCAAATTTACACCGACTTTTCATCATTTAGATAAAAAGTCTTTTGTGTAAATTTCATTTTAAACGCTTTTAAAAAGTGTCTTTAAATACCTTTAAATCACTTTTTTAACATACCTTCCCAGCTTATCTCTATGCTTTTTGGCTTACTAGCAAAGCTAGTTTCGCCACGCTTTTCTAAAGCCCCACTGTTATGGGGTACCCCAGCTGGCATAAGTAGCTCACTTACTACTCTTAGACTTTTTGCTCTTTTATGCTCAGTCTTGATTTTGGCTGTTAATTCATCTTCATACTCTAGTGCTGCATTTCCATCTTCGCAAACTCTTAGGCTTTTTACGTATTGCACGTGTTCTACAAAGCTATCTTGATTCGTGATGGTTGCTTTATTCACCGCTTTTCTTGCTTTATCTATCTTATTTTTGCTAAAAGACCTTGCTTCTTTAGCTATCTCTGCGCTTACTCCCTCGCCATCATTTAGTCTAGTTCCCACGCCGATAAACTCTCCCAAAACGCTCCATATATACACTTCATCTACATTATTTATATTTGGCACTATTTTCACGGCGTCAAATGCAAAGCTCTTAGCACACACGTAGTAAGCATTGTCGTGTATGATGCCTTTTTTGTGGACTTTTTTAGTTAGCATCTTGCCAAGACGTGCACAAACTACCATGCTTGATAGTTTTTGCACCTTATCTTCACACATTTTATATGCTTCAAGTGGGCTCTTGCCTAGTCTATCCATCCATCTTTGGTTGATAAACTCATCTACATAGTCATCCATGAGCTTTCCAAGATCAGATATAAGTAGCATTCTTTTTAGGTTAGTCTGCTCACCTTTTTTAAGTCTTCTTTCCATCTTTGAAAATCCAAACTCAATGGCTTGTCTTTGCACAACTGAATGCCCTATAAATCCAGCTAGATTTTGGCTGAAGTTATCCTGGAAGCTTCTCCAACTTCTCTCGATGTATGGCTTTAACCAGCCACTATATGCCCTAACTGCTTGATACGCGATATCTAAGCTATCAAATGTTCCTTGCATTTCATGGCTTTTAAATGCCTTGCCATTGTCTCCTACTACTGTGATAGGTTTGCCAAATTTTGCTATGTATTTTGCAAGGCAGCGTTTAACACTATAGATATTTTCGCTCTTGCCTATATGGTAGCTGCAAACGCCACTAAATACGTCTATCATTCCAACAACCGTATATCGTTTTTGGTTCTCCGCTACTCTTTCTTTGCACTCATCAAAATCCCTAAATGCATCTTTATTTATCTTCCATATCTCACTAGCAAGGTCAAGGTTGATTTTTTTGGCGAACATATCAAGAGTAGTGGCATCTATCTCTACATACTCATTAGCAAAGTCTGCCTTCCAGTTAGCCTTGCCCACAGCTCCAAGCTTGGAGTTTATAGCCCCATCGTAGCCTTTTTCGATATATAGAGCAGTTGTTGGGTTTTCTTTTTTCCACTTATTTACGTATCTGTTGATATTGTCATAGCTTAAGATATATTTTTCTTTAGAGATAAACTCATCGTGAGTGAGTAAACCCATTTGTACGCAAGTGTGATGAAAGCGGTTATATACATTATAGGCAGTTATTTTGCCACCGCTTGCCATGATTAGCTCATCTATTTTTTCTTTGTAGCCTAGCAGCTCCACGCTTAGAGGTTTATTGCCTCCACGAGTATCTACTAGAGCTTTTATCCCGCCATTTTCATAGCGTCTTAGCCAGTCATACATTAGACCTTTTGATACCTTTTTGTCATACATCTTATTTAGGTTGATGTATGAAAGAAAAGCATCTATGCTTTTTGTCTTACTAGCAAAGCTAGTTTCGCCACGCTTTACTAAAGCCCCACTTTTGCGGGGTGCACCTTGTATTTTTGATATTTTTTCTTTGTTTTTTAGCCAAATTTTGCAAATTTTAGCTTTCATATATGCATCAGCTTTTTTATCATCAGCGATATTTGTGGCGTTAAATAGCTCTTCTAATTCGTTGTTTTTATCTTTTGTAGCTTCGCTTTTTGGGGTACCCCACTTGTGGGGCTTTAGTAACGCGGCACTAGCTGGGCTTTGCTCAGCAGGTGCAAAGGCATTGGGGTGACCCACTCTTAAGATATTATCTCTAGCCATATATGCCACGCCCATATCAGCATTATTATGTTTGCCACTAGGTAAAACACCGCGTCGTATCTCGCCCAAATTTTGCTTATCTTGTGTATCATTTATTTCTCCGTTAATTCTGCTTTGGCAGCTTTTATCCATGCTCTTTTCTTGCGTTTGATTGCCAGTTTTGTCACATTTGGCGATATTTGTGATTTGATTATCTTGCTTATCTCTTCTATACTCAGAGTATTCATCAAGACCGCGATCGCTATTAGCTCCGTTTTGCTCATTTGTGATATTGTTTTCATCGTTTATGCCACTTTCTCTTTTTGTGAAGCTATCTTTTGCAATGTTGCTTTGCAAAGCCTCACTGCCTTGATACTCACCTTGCCACTTAGTGCTGACACTATTACCTTGTAGCCCCTTTGCTCCAAGAAATCCGTTAATTGCAGTATTTGAGATATTTTCATTGTTAGCTCCTTTATTTGTGTCTTTTGTAGCTTCGCTTTTTTTCTTAGCTGAGCCATAAACTCCTGCGTTGCTTTTGTCACTTTGCTCATCCACCCAAATTTGAAGGACTTTACCGCCGCGACCTATGCCTTCCACATAAATAAAACTTAATATATTAGGTTTAATAGTGCAAAATTTTTTGCCTTGTTTTTCTGCTCTTTTTACAGATTTAACAAGTGCGTCATATTTTACACCAAGCACGTCAGCCGCTCTCTTACTATCTACCCACATATTACGCTACTTTTATCCCGTCACGCTCAAGCACCTTGCGAGCTTTTTTTGCCACATATCCCTTATATAGACTTAGATGCGAGAGCCCACGCATCTCACAATAGCCTTTTAAGTCATACTTAGTCTTGCTTTTTACAAGCTTAGCTATAGTTGGCTTTTTCATATTTTTACTCCTTTATTTGATATATTTTTATTGTTAAACCAAGTTTTATCTTCTCATTTTTGCACTTTTTTTTAACTTCGTTTAGCTTTTTTACAAAAACTTCACTCATTTTTATCTCCTTAAAAGTTGGTTTAACAATAAAAATTTAAATAACATTTGTCAAATTTGTATTTTTGTGATACAATTTTTCTAAATAAACATTGAAATTATAACTTATTATATTAAGTTTGTCAAGGGTAAAAGATATGGATTTCGATATATTAGCTCAAAATATTAGGTTTTTATTAAAGAAACATAAGTGGAGCGAAGATGAATTAGTTAAAAGATCTGGAGTGGGAAAATCTACAATACAATTATATAAAAGTAAAAAAAGTAAAAACCCAACTGTTGATAAATTAACAAAAATAGCAAATGCTTTTAAAGTTAGTTCCGACGATTTAAAAAATAAAAATTTGTCCATAAGTATGTCCATAAGTCAAAAAGAAAATATTTCCCAAAATGTCCATAAGTTTCCAAAAATGTCCATAAGTAAGTCAAATCTGTCCAGCAATGAGCCTTTAAACACTCCAAACCTTAAAAAGTCACAAAATGAAATTCATATAAATATCAAAGAAGACACGGTCTATGTTCCGTTCTTTAAAGACGGCGCCGTAAGTGCAGGATTTGGCACTGAAGATTTTGCAAACGACTGCGACTTCTTGCCATTTAAAAAACAAGACCTTAGACTTATGTTTAACGCACATAGCACGGCTAATCTCGCAGTTATACCATGCGTAGGAAACTCGATGCAGCCGACCATAGAAGAGGGTGAGCTAGTAGTATTCCAGCAAGATGGCACGCAAAGCGAAGGCGCTATATATGTTGTAAGATTTGAAAACGAGCTTTTTGTCAAACGCCTTAAAAAGCGCCCATTGCAGCTTATCAGTGACAATGCGAATTATGAACCGATTAGTTTAAATGAGTCGCAAAGCTTTGAGATTTTGGGTAGAGTGATCGGATCGTACTCAATCCATTCAAAACGCTTTTAAACGTGATTTAATGGGCTTTTAAACGATTTTTTAAAAGCTTGTAAAGTTTGTGAAAAGAAAATGTAAAGAAGTGTAAAGTCAAATTTGCCAGTTCGATTTTGCTAAAAATACTCTCAAATATCGCTAAAATCAATATCTCAGCTATTTTAGTATCAGTTAGATTTCAAACAACTCTTTACAGTACTACAACAGTAGGTAAAATAAAATCTGATAATATAATATATAAAGCTTCAGAGCTTTCAGCTGATACTGCAAGTAAGATAGCTTTAGCGTCAAAAGGTAATATTCAAAATTTCAAAGCAGAAGTTACTGGTAGTTTAGGCGATGATAAAATAGAATTAACTACCGCAGCTACTACTTCATCAGTAACTCTATCAGGCGATTTGGGTGTAGGAAACGATACTGTAGATATAAATGAAACTTCAGCAGTAGACGCTCTTAAAACAGTAAATTTAAGTGGCTTAACTAATTACGCTACTTCTACAACAAAACTAAAAGCAGCTGCGAGCGATACTCTTACGTTTAATGGCGGAAGCGGTGATGATAGCGTAGAAGTATCAGGAACTGCTATAGCATCTCTTAAGGTAATTGGTGATTTTGGTGGAGGGAACTTAGATAAGCTTACTTTAGGTACAAATGCTACTGCTATAACCGGAGCCGATTCTGCAGTAATTATAGATATCACTAAAGTAACTAATGTAGATAGTACCGAGATCAACTTTACAAACACTGCAACAGATATGAGTGATAAAGCTCTTACTATAAATGGTAGTGAGTCAAATGACCAAGTTACTCTTAAACTAGCTGCTAATACTACTAAGGTTAAGGTAGATGGGGATTTGGGCGATGGAAACGATACGTTTGTATTTGATATAGGCGCTGCTACTGCTACAAGTATAACAGATATCGACCTTATAGGATTAAAAGGCGTTGAAGTAGGTCTTCACGGTGCTGACGCAGCTACGGCGTTTGATTTTAGCACATATACCGGCTTAACTACGTTTAATGCAACAACAGGCGCGGATAATATTAAATTAGGAAAATTAACTGAAAGTGCAGTCGTAAATCTTGGTTCAGGAGATGACAAGATAGAAACAGGCGCATTTACTGCAAGTAAGACTCTTACAATCGACTCTGGAATCGGTAGCGATTATATAAATATAAGTGCGTCTAAAGTTGCTACGGCAGCTGATACCAAAGAAATGGTAATTATATCAGACGTAGCTGCAAATCTTAAAGGTGACACTATCAAATTTGGAACTACAATAGCAAATGCCGGAAGTATCACAGCTGCTGATCAATCATGGGATACAGATTTAAAAACTACTTTGAAAAATGCAATTGCTACAGCCGATGCAAATAAGCTTTACGTTGTAAATATTACTGATTCGGCTGCTGGAGATAGCAAAGGAACATATTTGTTTTATAACGGAAATGCCGATCAAGTAATCAGTGTAGATGATATAATCGTTAAATTATCTGGAGTATCAACTACCGATAACCTAACATTTACAGCAGATAGCGATGGTACATTAACCATAGCTTAAGTATTTATTGTAGTTATTGCGACTAAATTTTTGTAGATTGTTTTAACCCAAATAGTCTGAGTTTAGCTTGGATTGTTTTAAATTTATATAGTATAACAACGATGATAAATCGCAATAACCGACTTTCAAACCAAACCTTAATAAATAGTAGATAGTTTTTTGCTAGAGGAGCCTTTAAATAGGCTCCTTGAATTGTTTTTTATAAATTTAATAATATTAAATTTAACTACTTTAACTCATAAATTTATCTTTTTAAATTTGACTAGCTTATTTAGCTACTTTAAATTCTTTTAAATGTGATTTTAAATTTAACTACTTTTAATTGTTTTAAATTTAATAACTCTACTTTTATATTTTTTAATTCATAAATTCTTTTAAACTCTTTTAAATTTGATTTGTTATTTTTGTTATTTATAGATATAAGTATTTTATATAGATATTTATAAATTTATACTACTAAATTTATATTTAGATATTTAATAGTTCATGATTAAATTATATAAATTTATATAATTTAACATATAAATTTACGATAACTATAATGTAATACTATAATGTAATATTGATTTTAAATTTAAAAGATTTATTTGAAAGAATTAAATAATATATCAAGAAGTCGGAAAATCCGACTTCTTTTAGCAAAAAAACTATCTACTATTTATTAAGGTTTGGTTTGAAAGTCGGTTATTGCGATTTATCATCGTTGTTATACTATATAAATTTAAAACAATCCAAGCTAAACTCAGACTATTTGGGTTAAAACAATCTACAAAAATTTAGTCGCAATAACTACAATAAATACTTAAGCTATGGTTAATGTACCATCGCTATCTGCTGTAAATGTTAGGTTATCGGTAGTTGATACTCCAGATAATTTAACGATTATATCATCTACACTGATTACTTGATCGGCATTTCCGTTATAAAACAAATATGTTCCTTTGCTATCTCCAGCAGCCGAATCAGTAATATTTACAACGTAAAGCTTATTTGCATCGGCTGTAGCAATTGCATTTTTCAAAGTAGTTTTTAAATCTGTATCCCATGATTGATCAGCAGCTGTGATACTTCCGGCATTTGCTATTGTAGTTCCAAATTTGATAGTGTCACCTTTAAGATTTGCAGCTACGTCTGATATAATTACCATTTCTTTGGTATCAGCTGCCGTAGCAACTTTAGACGCACTTATATTTATATAATCGCTACCGATTCCAGAGTCGATTGTAAGAGTCTTACTTGCAGTAAATGCGCCTGTTTCTATCTTGTCATCTCCTGAACCAAGATTTACGACTGCACTTTCAGTTAATTTTCCTAATTTAATATTATCCGCGCCTGTTGTTGCATTAAACGTAGTTAAGCCGGTATATGTGCTAAAATCAAACGCCGTAGCTGCGTCAGCACCGTGAAGACCTACTTCAACGCCTTTTAATCCTATAAGGTCGATATCTGTTATACTTGTAGCAGTAGCAGCGCCTATATCAAATACAAACGTATCGTTTCCATCGCCCAAATCCCCATCTACCTTAACCTTAGTAGTATTAGCAGCTAGTTTAAGAGTAACTTGGTCATTTGACTCACTACCATTTATAGTAAGAGCTTTATCACTCATATCTGTTGCAGTGTTTGTAAAGTTGATCTCGGTACTATCTACATTAGTTACTTTAGTGATATCTATAATTACTGCAGAATCGGCTCCGGTTATAGCAGTAGCATTTGTACCTAAAGTAAGCTTATCTAAGTTCCCTCCACCAAAATCACCAATTACCTTAAGAGATGCTATAGCAGTTCCTGATACTTCTACGCTATCATCACCGCTTCCGCCATTAAACGTAAGAGTATCGCTCGCAGCTGCTTTTAGTTTTGTTGTAGAAGTAGCGTAATTAGTTAAGCCACTTAAATTTACTGTTTTAAGAGCGTCTACTGCTGAAGTTTCATTTATATCTACAGTATCGTTTCCTACACCCAAATCGCCTGATAGAGTTACTGATGAAGTAGTAGCTGCGGTAGTTAATTCTATTTTATCATCGCCTAAACTACCAGTAACTTCTGCTTTGAAATTTTGAATATTACCTTTTGACGCTAAAGCTATCTTACTTGCAGTATCAGCTGAAAGCTCTGAAGCTTTATATATTATATTATCAGATTTTATTTTACCTACTGTTGTAGTACCTAATACTTTAGAAAGATCTACATTTACGCTATCTGCAGCTATATCGCCTGCTTTTACCGAAGTACTTGCGTCTCCTGCGTTTAGGGTTATCGATGATTTGGCGCTTAGGTTTCCAACTGTTATAGCACTAACACCATTTGCATTTATAGATATAGCTCCTTTATTAGCTGTTATAACGCCGGTTGTTAATCCGTTTGCATTATTTGCATTTATACTAAAATCACCTTCTAAAGCAGAAGAAGCATTAGATATAGTCACGTCTCCAGTGTTTTCTATAGATAAACTAGTAGTGGCTCCATTTAAAGAAGCTATAGTTGAAGCACCTTTTATGTTTGTAAGAGATACAGTAGTAGACGCTGCAGCTTTTAAAGCTTGTGTTTCAAATTTGCCTTCTACGCCATTTACGCTTATACTTAGATTATCTGTTTCTGAATTAGCAGCGCCTAGTTTTGCGTCTCCGCTCATAGCGTTTAGGTTGATATTTATAGAGCCTTTAGTAACCGTATTTCCTACTTCTAGTCCGCCTTTTAGTCCGCTAGCATTTAGCGCTATGCCTTGAGTAACTTTGTCTGAACCTAAATCGCCTAGTGTAACTGCTGATTTATCGTTTGCACCACTTAGAGTAACGGTGCTAACTCCTGCTAATCCGGTTATAGTATCAAATGAAAATTTACCGTCTGTAGTTACGTTTAAATTTGATAATGCATCTAAGCTATTTGCATCTCCTTTTATAGTAAATCCATCTACTGATTTGTTTACAACTGCTAGATCTTTTAGTTTAGTTGCACTTAGCTTTAAGCTTTGAGCAGTTTTCTCTGCATTGATGTTTAATGACATGCTAGTAGCTGAATTTGCAGTTAGAGTAGCGCCTGTGTTTGTAATGTTTGCTAAAGCGTCTGTATTTACGGTAAGATTTGTAGCTTTAGTGGCTGTTAAGTTTCCTTTTATTTCAGCTGCTTCCGTACCTGCTTTGTAATTTATAGTAGCTAAGTTTTCGCTATCTATAGTTACTGCATTTGTACCTTCAGCAGTCGATAAGAAGTTAAGTGAAGATATGTTGCTATTTACTACTGTTACTGCGCCTTTATCTCCTTTGATGTTTAGCTCACTTACGTCTTTTGCGTTATCCATAGCTAGAGTTAGAGCTCCAGTTGCGTCTAACGTAACTTTTTCTATATTTGCTACTGTAGGTTGTAAAACGGCTGCCGTGGTTGAGTTTATAACCAACTCATCATTCCCCGCTCCGCCATCTACATTAACATTAGCTACTTTTGTGCCTACAACAAATTTATCATCTCCGCTACCGCCTTTAACGGTTTTTACATCAGCAGCTTTTAGATCGGCGCTAACTTTGCCGCTAGAAGCGCTAGCATCTAAACTATTGACTCCTGCTTTAACTTCTAATGTAATGTTTGCGTTTCCTTTTACAGATACGTCTTTTGAAGTAATATCTTTTAAGAAACTATCTTTTCCTGTAGCGTTTAAACTTAAATTTTCTATCTTATCGGCAGTTATTGCTACGCTAGCACCTTTAGCACCAACACCATTTACTTTTAAATTTTGCACATCAGCTGAACCATCAAGCACTTTATCCGCATATATAGAATCTACATTGAAATTAGCAGCTTGAAGATTTGTCAATTCAATATCCGCGATGTTTGCAAGGTTTTTAACTTCTATGCCTTTTTCGCTATTTAAAGCTAAAGTTTGTACGTCTTTGATACCTTTAGCGTCGAATGTTCTTGATATAAGTCCGCTATTAAGTAATGATATCTTCTCCACACCCTTAATAACCCCACTACTATCTAAACCAGTAAAGTTACTCTTAAGATCCACTTTTAATATATCACTTCCTGCTCCACCATCAATAACATCTCCTGCATTAAGAGTATTTTCACTAGCAAGTGAGCTTACCACCCCACTAATAAGATCTCCACCCTCAGTACCAGTAATAGTATCATTCTCAGTAGTAAGAGCTATCTTATTTAAACCAGCCTCATCTATACTCTCTTTTAACCCATCAATCTCACTCTTAACCTTATCAAGATCACTAGCACTATTAATCTCGCTAATTAACTTAGAAGTAGTACCCTCATCTAATCCACTAATATCCTTACCCAAAGTAGCATCGGCAAAGTAATCACTAGCAGCTGCCTTAGCCTCAAATATAGCCTTAGACTCAGCACTACCGCCATTAACCATAGAGTTAATCATAGCACCTATTAAATCACCCTTGCTTAAACTAGCAACACTAATAACATTACCCTTACTATCAGTAAATTCTCCACCGCCAGTTATTGCCTTAGTCCAATAATTAATGCCATCAACATCACTAGTATTACCTAAAGCTATACTATATATCTTAGTAACAAAATCTTTTTCATTACCTGCTAAAAGAGAATCACCAAAGAATTTAGCCGCCCCTGGACTATCAAGCATAATATTAGCTAAACTTGAAACTCCTAAACTATTATTATTGGCATAATCTAACCAATACTTATTACCATCACCCTCACTTGCCATACCCATAATAGTGATATAAAGCATTGAAACATCTGTTTTGTTTAACAT